AAAACAACTAAGTCGTTTTGTGCATTATAAAATCTAACATTCTCAGCAGCAAGTGAGAGAATTGCAGACACCAACTTTTCTTCGGTATCTGCTTCCTCATTTCTACGCTGCCATACAGCATTCATAAATTCTTTTGCTCTATCACTCATTTTCCAACAGTTCCTTTACGCCTTTGGACATATAACCATAATCCCTTGCTTCCGTTACAGGTTTCTCCTGGCCACATACATTACACTTTCCTTGCCAAGTGGAAGAGCACCCGACGCTATACTCACCATACTTCTTACCACAGTCATGGCAGACGCAATAAGCACCTGAAAGACGCTTAATCAGTTCACTCTTGTCCCTCTCTTCTGCCTCAGAGCACATCGCCTCCATTTCCTGCTCAGTATATTGAGGATTGTCTGGATTTTCAAGACGGGAAATCTTTGCTTTCAGTTTGCGAATTTCTGCTTCTGCTAGCTTCGCATATTCATAATACCGCTTCTCCCATACATCAGGTTCAGGTTTGTTCTGTTCCGACCATTCCTTTTCTTGCTTCAGACGATCCTCAACAATTCCAGAAAGATCTTCTGCGATAATCAGGTCATACTCTTCTGCAATCTTTCTCATCTGTTCTTGCGAACGAAACTCGTTGAACGCAACAGAACAAGCACCCTTCATGATGCCAAGTTCATTATGACCCATCGCCATCATAAAGTTTGAAAAGGTCTGAAAAATCTGAGTAGTGCTCCAATCCTCAATCGGACACTCCATCGTCAGATGCTGCTCAGGGATCATGTCCTCATCATAAATTCCCCGTGTGGGTTCCCATTCAGAGTCAAATTTGATAGTCAATTTTGCTTTGTAAGTCATGATGGTGTTGATTTATGTGAATACTATAAGACCTCTGACTGTGAAAATCAAGAGGTCGTGTGCCAGTTCAAGAATTGTCAGTCTCTTCTCATATTATCGCCATTATGAAAAAAATCTGCAATATCATCTACAGAATTAAATCCACTAATTCCTTTTCCCTCATGTCCAGTTCCACCTATATCCATATTATTCAAAAACTCATCCAAACCTCCTGGTTTCATATCAGGATTGGATGCCATTCTTCTAGCCTGACGAAGAAACTTAGCAGCAGTTGCATTTACTCCTGCCAACTTCTCTGCCCAGATAATATCGTTAAGATCTACATTTTCCTGTTTAGCAATTCGATTACAAATCTCTTCCAGCCTCAGACGATATGCAGTTGAAAGCATCAATAAAACTCCAAATTTAAGGTTATTTAGTTCTTCTAAAGTATTCTTTATAATACTTTTTCTTCATTTGATTAATAAAATTCAATTCTTCTTCTGCATCATCCAAACAATCAAGAATGTATGTAGCTCCTTCCAGTTCACTAATTAATCTTGCAATCGTAGTGGGATCTGTAGGGTCTACATTCCACTTATGCTTCACTATCAAAATGATTTGTTTTTATGTAATTTGAGCATAGCATCAATTTCTGCCTGCCTTTCTGGCGAACCAGGAGCAGATGGAGGAGCAGTAGGGTGATCAAGAGTTATAATACCCTGTCCAGATTTCACTTGTTGTTTCACATGCCCTTTAACTTTATCACGATACTCCTCAAGTCTTTTCTGTTCTTTCTTTTTTCCTTCTGCAAGTTCTAGAAATTGGCTGAAACTGATCATGAACTTAGGATGCATATTTATAGGGGTATTTATAGTCAGATTGATAATACCCAGAAACCACTTGGTCATCCCATGCAGTCGGAATGTTGTGAAATCTGGAAGAGATACGATTTCTTTTTGAAATTGTAAATTCCTGCAAATCGTCGTCAGTCATAATTGCATTCAGATTTCGTATCTCATTAAATGTATGAGGAAAACGAAGTGCTCCACTGTGCATTCCTTGAAGATCTCTGTAAGTTCTTGACATAATTACCTCCAATACATAAACACTTTACTCTTCTTTAGCCTTTTTGTCAAACTCTTCTTGAAGTTCTTTTGCTAAACGATAAGATCGTCTCCAGATTAGAAATCTCACAATTGGATTGTCTGGAGAATAATGTAGCCACCACTTCAATCTCTCATATCTAATTTTTAACATCATGGAAATCAAATAGACTGCCTTTGCAATACTTTGATCCGTAAGAACCAAATACAGAAGCAAACTAAAAATTACCAGATAGACATAGGGATAAGTCATTTTCTTAGAGTTTTGAGATACTCTAACACATTCTGACGAATATGCAACAACTCATAATAACACTCCTGATTGTGAGCACACTGTCGCAGTTCATGATCTGGTTTCAAAATACTTTCTTCAACCAAAGTCAATCCACGGTTCCATTTGTCAGTTGTGGTTTCTTTCATCATTTTTTATTACTTTAATAGGGCAAAAGGGAATAGTCTTGCGGATTTCTTGAATGATTTCGGTTTTTTGTTTCTCAGTCAATCCCACAACATTTGTCAGGCGTTGAATAATTCCAATCGCCTGAGCACATGATATGGTTGTAGTGGCTAATAGCACAACCATAATTTTCTCCTATTCTGGTTCTATTTAATCAAGTTAGATGCTGCTCAAGACTTGAGGTGCTCTTTCGCTTTCTTGGTGTTTGCTTGACTTTCTTTTGAATGTAGTCTTTTGCAAGAGCTAAACTCTTGGATAGATGAACCTGCTCACCATTACAGAGAATGATGAACTGCTTTCCAAAAGGAACTGCTGCCCATTTACCATCCTTTGTAGTGTATCCAAGAGGATCACCTACGACTGGCTCAAGCATTCTTTCGTTCGGAATAAAAGGAAGGCTCATCGTCCATTAGCAGCGGTGACATTCACAATTCGCCCATTTGGATTTCGTGCTTTCACAACCTCCTGAGCATCACGGGGGCTGTTTGCATAAACCTCTTCAACCAGACGAGTGTTGCCAGCGACAAAGATAACGTTGTACTTCATAGTGATTTAAAAGAATAAAGAATGTGTTTGTAAAGGTCAGCGACGAATGGTTGCAACCGCAACCTCACCGTGAGTGAAGACAGTTTCTACAACGTTGCTGACAGCCTGTGCGGTGCCCCCAGAAGCCTTGTCAAAGACGGGGCAGACCACCAAGCCATAGGACTTAGCATAGTCGCTCAGAGAGCCTGCTGTGAGCCTTCCAGAGCGGATCCCCTCAGCATCCTCAGGGTGCAGCCGCAGAGTGCGTCCGATGGTCTGCCCGATGCCCACAACGTCCATAGAACGCATGAACACCACGGCTTCCAGTGCAGAGATATTGATGCCTTCAGCAAGAATACTGTGATGAAGAATTACAAACTTCTTATCAGAGTTCTTACCCCAAGCATTCAGTGTCTCAAAGAACACTTCACGATTGACCTTCTGACCGTCAATAAATGCACCATGCTTGGAAGTAATGTGCATCAGAGAGTAGCCTTCCTCAGCAAGCTGTTCTGCAAAGTCAGTTTCAGCAATCAGACCGATAATGTGCTTCGTTGCCTTGGCACAAATCATAATCTTATTCACAGGATTATCCTGAATGACCTGAAGCAGATAATCACGATCTCGCTGAGAAATGTCTTCTCCTTTGGTAGAGAGACGCATTTCAGCAGTAATCATCTTCGGAGGTACGATGTAACCACCATCCACCAGCTTCGGTGCAGGAACCTTAGCGATGATGGAACCATAAACGTCATGGTCATTCATGCCAGGCTTAGAGATCGTTGCCGAATATTTTGGCGTTGCCGTAAAGAAGTAACAACGCTTGGCTTCTGCAGAGAAGTGTTCCACTGCAGGAAAGAAGTCGCTACGAATGCTATTGTGAGCCTCATCAAAGTAGATGGTATCTACGTCAATGTCAGCATTCACAAGAGAATTCAGAGAATTGTAAGTTGTGAAGATGAGTTTGTGACAGTCATCGTGAAACTCATACCATCCACGAATTGTAGAAGGACGAGTGCTGCTGAAGTGAGAAGTTTCACCAGAGTGAACGTGAAGAACCTCAGCATTCGTAATGAACTCCAGATACTCAGAAGACAACTGCTCAGCAAGCAAAATACGAGGACTGACGACAGCAAGAGTTTTAGGAGTTTCGGATTGAAACTCACGAATAGCGTCAAAGATGCCAACATTCGTCTTACCAGCACCCGTAGGCATCACACAGATACCTTTGGAGTGCTGAGCCAGAGCATCCAGAGCCTTTTGTTGATGGGGACGAAGCTGAAACACAGAGTTGTTTGTGAACATGCAGATAATATACCAACAAGAAAGGGGCCTGTAAAGACCCCTTGTGCCAGTTCTTAAAGTGTCTTAGAGATACTCAGTTTCTCATCTTCATCGTTGACAAACCTAGTCTAGCAGTATAATGAGTATTATGTCAAGTCCCTTATGAAAGCTCAATCAGATAGATTTGTGATGTTGCAGCGACTTCATCACCAATACCTTGCATACCAGAATTGGTTCTAAACTGGTTATTTGTATTTGATATTCCTTCAGTATAATAAGTTATTTCTGAAGTTATTTCTGGAGAATCAACATATTGTAAAGATGCAATTTGCGAAACCCAAGATGATGTACTATTATCCGAATATGTGGCAAAACAATAATTACCTGGCGCATATATAACTTCTGCACCAGCTCCACCATCCTTTACAATTCTTATTCCACCACTATTATCTGAAAAAAGTGCAACTGGTTGATTGACAAGAACTACAATTTTACTATCTACGCTAGATGGTGTAATGGAAGTTGATAATCCAGTTGCTCCCCATGATGTGGTATGTGAAACTATAGTAGCTGTAGTAAATCTTACAATTTGAAGAACTCTTCCAGAAATAGGCAAATTATTTACCGTTTGCCAATCTATTTGAGATCCAGTAGAAGTCAATACTTGATTTGAAGAACCAAGTTGGCCATCCTTATCTTTAATGGCATTAATTGTAGCGGTTCCAGTTACATTCAAAGAACCTGCAGTTGCAACACCACTTACAGCAGCATCTCCCACAACTGAAAGTTTACTTGATGGTGAACTAGAATTAATTCCAAGATTTCCTGAACTACTCAGGGTCATTATTTTGGAAATGCCAGACTTAAACCAATTAAATGAACCAGTTCCACTTCCACCTGGATTTAAATAGAAGTTTAAATTTCCAGTATCATAGTTGATAAGATCTACAGATTGTTCTGTGCTGTCTGGATAAGATCCACTAGTATTTCCAAAACGAAGTTGTCCATTAGTAGAACTAGATGTTATAGTAACACTTCTACCAAAAGTGATGATTGAAGAATTGGTTCCATCACTTGTAAGCTGTATAGAAGAAATGCCAGACTTACGAACATGAAGCTGAGAATTTGGACTTGCAGTTCCTACTCCAATATTTCCAGGAACATGAAGTGTTGTATAAACTGTAGAAATTCCAGTAGTTGAAAATCCACTATTGATAGAATTTACTTTTATATTCGCAGTAGTTGTGATAGAACTTGCAATAGATGCGGTTCCAGTTAAATTTCCAGTAAAAGTAGTTGCACTAATGCTTGAAGGCAATCTTGAATTACTAATGGTGCCAGTTAAATTAGAAGCATCTAGATTTCCACTAAAGGAATCCGCAGTAATATCTCCTGTGGAAAAAATATCTCCAGTAGAGGAATCTACATAAGCACCATTTCCTGAAATTGGATTTCCAACTTGAAGAGTATATTGTGGGTTTGTAGTTCCTATACCTACTTTATATGAAGTTGAAATTGAGGAATTTGCATTATTAATAATCCAACCATTTGTAGCAATTCCATAAATTCCAGTCAGCCCTGCAGCACTTCCATAAAATGTAGTTGCCGTAACTGGTCCAGTAACAGATATTCCATTCGTTACTGTTAAAGATGCTACTGTTGCAATTCCAGCATAAAGATTTTTCGTAGTTACTATGCCAGTAATTCTTGCGTCACCATAAACATTAAACAAATATTCACTTAGAACAGTTGTTCCAATTCCAACCAATCCATTTGAATTTACAACGAATTTATTAGTATCAACTTGTACCCCATTTCTAAGGTTAAATGACTTTCTATAATTGGTTGGCATATTATACTCTTTTTAACTATTTATTTAATTCTTATAATATAACTTAATCCAATATATGGAGGAAGATTTGCATCTGTTGCTGCCCCACCTTCACTAGAAGTTGTAAAGGTATGTGTGTGTTGATAATTTGCATCATAATCACCTAGGTGTGAAACACCGATTTGTTTACCTTTACTTGAAGATGCTTTTGTTAATGATCCATTATAGGCGCTGCCACCATTTGCAGTTGCGAATCCATTATCACCACCATTAGCATTTTCGCCATTATAGTTTCCGTCGTAACCAGAAATATAAACAGAGTGAGTATGTTTTCCAGATGGATCTGAGGTTCCTGTGTGATTATGAGAAACAAGTGTAGCATCTCGTTTACCTCCAGTTTGTCCTAATGTATAGATACTTCCTTCAACATTTGGATTATTTCCACCCCCAGCACCAACAACAAATCTTTCTCTAATATCTGGAAGATTGAAGGTATTAAGACCATCTCCAGAACCATATGTTGTTCCAATTAAAGTAAATAATTCAGAATATGTTGTTCTAGAAATTGCTTGACCATTACAAAGTGCCCAATTAGCCGTAGGCCATGTATCAGGTCCGCCTGGCCACATCATAATACTTCCAATCGGGCTGATATTAGGCACATCAAGATAATCTGCACTAAGTTTTCCACTAACAGTAGTATTTGTTTGAATTGCAACTACACTTCCAGTTGGAGCACTTAATTTTAAATTGCCTGTTGATGTGTCAATTGTATAGTCATCAGCTTTAGCAATTCTAATTTTACCAATATAAGCTTCACTGAATGCTTTAGATGATTTTCCTAAGTATGCTTCAAGATCAGTATCTGGAGAGATGCCAGTATTAACTGTAAGTTCTCCACCAATAGTAATGGACTCAGAAACATTTAAATTATCGGTGAATTTTGTAGTTCCATTAATTAATATATTACCATTCAATCTTACATCTTTATTGAAAGTAACAGGACCATCAAATTGAGATAGAATTTGTCCAGATGTGCCACCTTCTACTAAAATTCTTTCCTTAATAGTAACTTCATCAAAAGTTGCAATTGATTTATTAGAAGCTTCACCTGTAACACTAGGCTTAGGAATATCATAAGAAGTGACTTCGCCGCTGGATGCACTAGTTTTGGTATTTCCATTAAAGAAATCACCATTATTATTCATACCAGTATAAACAACAACTCCTCCAGATCTTTCTTGTGCCTGAGAGAAGAATTGCTCTGGTTCTGATAATGATTTTACCTGTACTTGTGGCAATCCAGTTGAATAGTTTCCAGGACCATACCCAAGATATTCAAAAGTATGTCCAGAAGCACGAATGATTGAAGGTCTGCGGAACTCAATCGCAATTGGATTAATTTTACGGATTAGTGAATTTTGTTTATGAGTTTCTTGAACAGTTCCAAACATTCCACGAACAACAGTTGCTTGAGTAGTGTTATTACTACTTACAACTCTCATAATTTCACTATCAATTTGCACATAAGAACCAAGAGGCAATCTTTGGGAAGTTCCAATTCCAGAAGCAGTAATTGTAATTGTCAGTCCAGTAGTTACATCAGCATTTAATCTAAATGTCTCATTATCATAGAATGAAACTGCACGGGAACCAAAGCTTTCTCCAGTAGCATCTGAAATTTCACCATTTGCTGATAGACCGTGCTTCAGAATGTAACCATTTGATGCGGAAATTGATTGGTTTGTAAGTGCAGTGAATGATGTTACACTAACTTTATCTTTTACAACATAATCTCCAAGATTATTATTGCTGGAATCAATTACTCTAAATTTATTTCCTTTGAGAAGACCATGTGCAGTTGTAGTTACAAATGTGGTATATCCAGTAGTAGAATTATAAGAAGATGATGTAATTTTTACAGAAGGACCTACCACAAACATATATTGTCCTGCAAGAATTTGAGGATCTCCATCAGTTCTAGAAATTGATACTGTAGTTGAAGAAGGAACTGAGGCAATTCTATAATAACCATCAGCAACTGTTCCAATTCCAGTGACTTGTATTACATCACCAATATTTGTAGATATTCCACTTAAAACTGTATTATATCTTGCAACACCATTTCCAGCACCAATTGTTGCAGCATCAAAATATAATGATTCAACACCATATCCAGAACCTGGAGATACAAGAGATGCAGATGCAACTCCACCCCCAGAAACAACTACATTTGCAGTTGCTCCATTCCAGGTTCCCGAACTAGAAGTATTTAAAAGTTTTACTCCATAATAAGTTCCAGAAGTATATCCAGCACCAGCAACAAATGAACCAGTTACAATTCCAGATAATCCATGAAATCTTGAGAATGAAAGTGTGGCAGCAGAATTTGTAAATGATGGTACTGAAGAAATAGTAAGACCAGCTCCAGTTTCTTTTAATAGCAGATCTATACTTTCTCTAGTAATACTATTCTTAAGATCATTTGTTACAACTTCACCAATTGGAGAACGCTTTGCATAAGTTTTTGCAGTTCTTGGATTATCATCTACATTATCACGATCCAATTGTGGATATAAGTCTGCAGTCAGTTGACCAAACTTAAGATTTGTAAATTGCTCAGAAATTTGATTGTTTGCATTCAGAACATATAGATGATAAATTCCATCCTGTTTATCCCGAATATATGGTGAGATTATTTCATTTCTGTAAATGAATAGATTTCCTCCCCAATCATTTCTTTCAAATCTTGGAAGACTAGTATCACGAACACTTACACTTGCGACAGTAAATGTTCCAGGGCTATGAGATATTCCATTAAAATCTACAGTAGAATACTTAAATGCATTTGCATTAGTGATTTCTGTAACAACAAATCTTCCATTATATCCTTTATCAAATTCTCCAGTTGTATTTTGAGAACACTTAACATTTCTAATAATTACAAGTTCACCAACTTGCATATTGTGTGGAAGTTCTGCAATAACAGTAACTGTTGTAGAATTAACTGAACAATTTGAAATCAATCTTAAATTCTTGTTGTATCCATAATCAGTTCTTCCAATACTTGTTCTAGTAAAATCTGCAGTTGATGTAACTCCAGTAGTGCTACTTTCTTGTAGAATAAATCCAGATTCTGGATCTTTCGCATTTCCAAGTTCTTTTGGAATTACAACTCTAATTTTATAGAGCTTTTCATCTAAACTTCTGTCATCAGAAATTCTCTTTACATATGAAACATCAGAGACTTCTCCATATCCACCTGAAACGAAAGAGCTGTAAATGTCATTACTTGAATCAACGTGAATAAACCAATTTTGATTTGCAGCATCATATTGAATAGGAGATCCAATATCACCAGCATTCTTATCAGAAACACGACTTAAAATAGTAAGATTTGTTCCACCAGAAACTGTGATTGGTTGAGATTGAATTGCATTCGTATAAGATGATGCAAGGCGAATGGTATTATTATCTCCAACATTAATTACATAATATGTTTTATGTGCATCAATATTTTCTGGCAAATCACCATCATCGCTGATAATCTTAACCTTTTCTCCAGTTAGAAGTTTATTTGCACCTATAGTAAATGTTGTTGTAGATCCTGAAGGTATTGTAGTTACTCTATAAGATTTAACAGCGATTGATGATCCTAAAGCAGTAGTAAATCCACTATCGCTTATCAAATTATCACACATATAAATGGAAGCAGAACGAACTATTCCATCTGGATCAGTAATGTACAATTTATCGTTGGTTCTTGCACCAATTCTATATCCTTGTGAAATTGCTGTAGGAGGATTATCTGAGGAAGTATATCCGTAAAGATAAAGATGGCTTGAAACTCCCACAGTAGATGATGTTAAATTAACATCTAAAGTAATCCAATCAATTTCTCCTTCGGATGCAGTAATTGCTCTTGGGGGAATAACTGATGTGATAAATGCTTTATTGTCTTTAGTAAATGCTTCCTTCTTAAATCCAGCAGAACTTAAGGAAATCTGACCAAAGTTAGAGTTAGAGTTTGTAATGGAAGCATCACCACCAGTTTGAGCATCAAAGTGCTTATTAAATCCAATTGCAAAAACAGAAACAATCTGAATAAAGGCATCATTTGAAATCTTAATATGAGAAGATTCCCATCCTTGACGATAAACCGCATCAGGATCTAAGTGATAAGATACTGATTTATCTTTTTGAGAAGATTGGTCAGAAAGATCTGATCCATATACAGTAGAATAGTCTATCTTCTCATAGGTTCTAGATGATGTATTATATTTTGCAAATGCACGATCATCTTTCTGTAGAGAAACAGCAGTAAATTGTGCAACAACTGTACTTCTAAATCCAGATGCCTTTCTTCCATCTGCATGAAGACCATTCATTCCCCATACTGAACGAAGAGAGCAGTTGAAAATGTATGGAGAAGCTCCAGATACAGTATCAGTCTCAACAGTAACTGTGGCACTACCAAAAGTTGGGCTTGCCGCAATTGTAATATAAGATTGAAGCGCAGGTAATAGATAAGTAAATGAAGTTGGACTTAAAACAGTTTGAACTGTAGTTGAGATATTATAGTTTTGAGTAAGTGCAGTTCCATCTCCAACACCTTTAATTTTAATCGGAGTTCCTGCATTTAAACCATGTTCAATCGCAGTTGTAACAGTAACAATTGAACTTGGAGTTGTTCCATCTCCAGAGATAATGTTGGAAATTGAAATCGGATCAGAAGCAAATGCTCCAACAATTTCCCATTCTGGATTTCTCTTTGCAAATCCATTTGGAGAACTTGGATATTTTTCATCAATATCTCTACCAGATGCTGTATTAAAGGCATTTGAAACCTTACTATAATACATATCCAGGTCTGTTAAACCTGTATTTGTAGAACCATTAATTGGTAAAATAATTTTATTTACTCCATCACAGAATTCAAAACAAGTTAATTTGTGGTGAGAGAAGTTTGGTGTTGATAGATTAACTCCACCAAAATTATTAGGATTTGTATAAGCTAGGCTGCTTGCATCTGCATCAAAAAGAGAAAACTGCCAGAAATAACAAGCGCCAGTAACTCTAAAGATTGCCGAATTATCTACATTTGCATCAGTTGGATTTGGAACATACTTAGGTCTAATTTTTGTCTTTCTAAGATCTAGTCCAACGATTGATGTTCCTCTAGGAACTACAACTCCACCATACCAACTGTTAAACTTATAAAGAATATTATCTTCTTGAGTTAAATCAAAATTGGAATCCAATCCAAGAGAGAAAATTGAAGCCGCATTATATTCTGCAGTTGATCTACTGACTGCTTTTGCTCCACTATTATCATAAATTCCCCATCCTGGACGATTATCTATCGTATGAACACCAGGAAAGAGAAGAATTGTAGTCTTTTCTACAATATCGTTATTATATCCCTTTATCCACGAAAATCTTGCTGCTTCTAAAAGTGCTCTTTGAATAGTTTTAAAAGGACGAGCAAGAGAATTACCCTGATTTTCTATGCTATCAGTAGCATCAAGGTCATTCGGATTTACATATAGAATTCTTCCTTCAGTATTCTTGATGAAATTATCTAATTTATTAAGGCTCATCTGATTATAGCTACTAAGTTACTGCTATTGTATATTTAGCTAGCTAAATCTTCTTCATCAAATTGAAATTCTAAATCATCTGGCAAATCTTCTGGATTTACTAATTCAACTGGAAAAAAGCAAGGATGAGCCTCTTCAGATATTAGATAATCAGAACTCTTATACAAATCTTCTGGTTCAAATCTTGTCTGCATATCAGCCAATTCAATTAAATCTGGATCGTGAATTGCTAATTCTGGCAGTTCATCAAATGTAAACGGAACCTCATTCATAAAGTACATTTTAACGATCATACTCTTTTTGTTGTAATAACAATACGCCGTCGTGATTTTGTACTTAAGAGACATTTGAGTTTCATCAAATATCTTATATTTATTTTCACATAAAAAATGGGTGGCCGAACCACTCATCATATCAAGAACCTTCTTCGTGATTAGTATATATTTCAACTAGTTCATCAATTTCCTTTTTATATACTGCATACGGAACAACCAAAGCTTCTCCATACTCACTTTTAATTAGGAACGTTTCACCAGTTTCAACCTTGTCAAAGTATTCGTCAAATTTTTGTTGAAATTGTTCAATCTTGAGTGTTTTCATAAACTAAAATATCAGAATACTTAATTTCCTCTGGTTTAAGATTGCTTGTGACGACTTCTAGGACATTCATAAACTGTTCAGTAGTTTCACAAGTTACTTGTTTAGTATTACCTTCATCACTAAAAAGTAGAAAAGACTTTCTACACACATCAATTATAATGCTATCCACACATTCCTGAGAATTGTTCATTCAGTTGTTCTGTTGATTACTCCAGTATCGTAGCACATCCTACGAGCCCTGTCAAGGGGGGAATAAAAAAATGATTTTATGAAATTTCAATTAAAATTATTTGCGATTTCCCTGCTATAAGAGTACCTTGATTACTTCCAATTTGAGTTCTAAATCTGTTATTAGAATTGTAAGCACGTCCTTGTGTTTTGTAAGTTACTGTAGAAGTTGTTCCTGGAGCATCAACATAATTTAAAGTCGCAACTCCAGAAAGATATTCGCCCGAAGCACCAGAAGCTCTTGATGCAAAAGCAGAATCTCCAGGACTGAATAGTTCAGTTGCACCTCTCATTAGCTTTATTGATCCAGACTCACCATCATCTCCCCCAGTTACTGTGTATGATTGATTTACTATAACCACAATTTTGCTATTAGTTGATGCTGGAGTAATTGAAAGAGATAATCCAGTATCTCCCCAAGAAATCGTATGAATAGTTTGGGTAGAATATTCAGATATAGCATAATTTATCACTCTACCAGAAACAGATATAGCTCCCAAATCTTGCCAATTTATTTGCGATCCAGTTGAAGTTAATACTTGATTTGAAGTTCCAAGATCACCATCTTTATCTTTAATTGCTGTTGTAGATAGTGTAGTTGCATAAAGAATTCCACTAGAAGCATTAAAAGATAGTTTAGATTGAGAAACTAGTGCAGATGTTCCAACTCCAACACTATCAACCATTGTCGGATATAAAGTTGTTATACTTGTAGTATTCTTAGCTAAAATAGTATCTGAAGGACCTGCCGTTCCACTATCACCTTTTGTTCCTTGAGTTCCTTGAGTACCTTGAGAACCTGAAGTACCTTGAGAACCTGAAGTACCTTGAGAACCTGAAGTACCTTGTGCCCCTTGAGATCCTACAGTTCCTGAAGTACCTTGAGAACCTGAAGTACCTTGAGAACCTTG